GAAATCGGTGACGAGCGCTGGCGTGCTGGTCGTGTTCGTCACCGTGTACGAAGCGCCCGCCACAACTGCGGCAATCACGCGCTCGTTCTCGTCACGAGCAAGCAGGTCACTAAGGTGATTCGCGACGATCAGGTCAACGGAAGCACCGAGCGTACCCCTATCGACGAGATAGTTGCTCAGATCCTGTGTGCCGCCGATCTCAAGCACGGACGACGTTGCCGCATCCAACGCAAGATTGGTTTCCTGCATCGTATTCAGCGGGTCGGCCTGCGCAAGGCTTGCGACGGCGGCGTTGCCGGTCTGGTACGGGATGGTGATCGTGTCACCCTGCACCGGAAGCTCGTTCTGATTCGTAAGGCCGCTGGTGATGGCCTTTGCCACGCGACCCTTCTCGAATCGGTCCTGCAGGAACAGCGGAACGATTGCCTCGGCACCCTTGTTGCTTACATTGCCAAGGTCTCGCTTCTGCATGTCGTCCGCAGCGTAGGCACGGTTCTGTGCCTGGCGCTGGCGTGCGTCCTCATCACCGTTTGCTCGTGCGTGAGCAAGGTCGATGAAGAACGAATGCTCGGAGCGCTCGCCGTACACCGGTCGAAGCTCGGGCTGGCGCGGCGTTGCGGGAGCCTTCGAGCGCTCCTCACGCTCGCTGCCCTCAGTGGCAATGACCGCTGCACGAAGCTCGGGAAGCTCTGCCGCTGCCTCAGCGTCGCGAGCGGCACGAGTGTCCATCAGATCGCGAACACCGCGAGCTGCAGAAACCAGCTCGTCATGCTGGACCTTCTCGTCGGCGGTCAGCGCGCGCTTCTCGGCGATCGCTGCGTCGGTGATTGCATCGGCCTGTGCGAGCAGCTCCGCGCGCTTTGCCTTGAGCTCTTCCATGAACGGCGTCTCCTGTGAGATCTGGCCGCCGCCTTCATGGCGACGTATCACACATGCGCGCCGTGCTTACCTAGTCAGGTGACAATTGTCATGCGTAGCGTTCAAGGTTCGAGATACTGCGCAACGTCTCAGGATCGTATCCACGCTCGTCAACGTCGTCGTCTTCGCACTCGCACGGATCACAGCCGCACTCGACACATACGACCGACACCGCTTCCATCGACGTGCCGCGATACGCGGGCCAGTTCACGCCTGACACCTCATACAGCTTCTCGATTTTGGTGACGTGAGCACGAAGCGTGCCGTCCTCATCCTCCGACAAACGCTCACCACCCTGAGCGATACGAAACCCAAAACTCATCTTGTCAACGTCGCCACGCTCAACGGCGTAATACAGATCGCGCGCGTCGGATCGGCGCGGATCCAAATCAGCTTCGATAAGAATCCCGCGCTCGTCCTTCGACAGCCTGAGCGTGCCCTTGCTGCTATTCGCAAGCGCAAGTCCCTCATGCTCACCCTGCATACGAACACCCAACGTATTCAGGTCACCCAGGTGATCTAGTGCGCGCTGATCAATCGTTTCGATAACGCTACCCATACGCTCCGATTCGCTGTTGAACACGATCGCGTAGCCACGCACGCGCAAAATGCGATCCTTGCCGTCTTCGCTACGCGTCTCATCTATCGGAACAGCTTCGAGCCAAACCTGTGATCGTCGATCCATGTCACGCATTATCTGAGCCCTCCTTGGCTCCCACATCTACAGACGTAGACGCGCCCGCCTTCATTGGCGGTAATCCTTCGGCCTCGCGGGCCTCACCAACCTGCATCCACCCAGCCGCGATAGCGGACGCATACCCTGCATAGCGCGCCTCAAGATCGGGTCGCGTGATCTCGTCCGTGTTGAAGCGCGGCACCCACGGCGAACGAACACCAAATAGCTGCTCGTCCATATTCAGCGCGCCCTCAACCAAATCCAGCCACGGACGCAGCGCATACGTAAGCAAATGCTGATTATTTGACGATGCGTTGTCGTACGTCATCGCCGAGCCTTCCGCGCCAATAAACGCAGGAGGGATATTCAGCAGGCGCGCGGCGTCGGTGGCGCTCATTTGTAGCTGCTCGATGAACTGCGCGTTCTCGTTTGTCATGCCAACGGTCTGGAACTTACCGCCACGATCCAAAACGGCGATCTTGCCAGCGTTTTCGCTGCCGCCGTACGCGGCTCGCCACGCATCCGCCATCTCAACGCCCTGCTCAAGCGATAGCGGCTCGTCAACACTCAGCACGCCCTTTGGCACGCCACCGTTGCGATACATCGCACCCTGATACTCCTGCGTCGCGAGCGCATTCCCCAGCGAGTTACGCGCCACCGAAATCATCGACTCGGGACGAAACGTGGAATGCAGCGCAGGTCCACGGAAATGAATCATGTGCCGGCCATGCACACCCATCGCGAACTCGCCACCCTCACGGGTATACACGTCATACCGCAGCTCGCGATCCTTACCGCGATACTTCTCCACCAACTCCGGCTCAAGAAGAAACAACTCCGGCGCATCGATGCCATCCGTCGCGGGCAGCTTGAGCGCGAACGCGTTATGCGTCGGGATTAGATGCGAGAACAGCGTCGTGAGCGCCACCGCAGCAGGCGTCTCGCTATTCCACTGCGAACGCAATCGAATCGCGACACCAGCACCCCGCACCACCTGATTGTTTTTTGTTTCGTCGCGAACCTCGAGCGGCAGCGTACCCGCCGTCTTTGCCAGCAGCATCACGCCAGCCCAGAACGGCGGCAGCCCCATCGCCGCATCACGATCGACGTACTGCCCGCTGAGCGCATCGAGGCGGCCCATACCGAGGCTCGATCGGTACGCGGTGGACTGCACTACCTCACGAAGCTGCGCAATGCTTACATCGCCTCCGGGAGCGCCCAGAATCACGATGCCCACCCCGTCTGCGCGAACTCCACATCGCAGCGGTCAATGAACAGCACACCAGCAGCCGCATTCAGCTTCCCGTGCTCGTCCTCCACGCGCGCATCACCCAGCGCGTACACACCACCACGCTTCGACAGCAACACCCCATCAATGGTGCGCTTCGTCTTGAGATGCAACCGGACACGCTCACGAACCTTCATGCTCGTGCGCGCACCCCGACCCGCGTCGGGTTACGCAATGATCAAACCACGCGCCGCATATTGATTCTGCTGCTCCCCACCCAATAACTCACCCGCAGCCATCATCGTTGCGATACCCGCATCATTCGGCACGTCGCTACCCTCACGCGGCTTGTCCGGATGATCATCCCACCGCCACGCACCATTTGGCCCGTACCGCGTCCGCATGTTCAGCACGTGCTTGCGATACGTCAGATCACCGCCATGCACGAGCTTACGAGACTGGATCGCTTCCAGCAACGTCGTCGAATCCGGCCCCGTATCACCCCACGCAAACCGATACTCACGAATGATCTGACTACCAAGCCTACGCTGCAACGCCTGGAACAGCGACACGAGCAGCGCCGGATCACCAACGATACGTTTCACGTTATACCGCTCGATCTGCTCAAACACGTGCTGATGCACCGTCGCTTCAAGATCAAGCTCAAGCCCCTTCTCACGCGGAGGACGCCAGATCATCGCATCAAACCTTGCGCGACCATCCGGCAGCATCCCCGCAGTAACCACAGCGCTGCAGTCCTTTCGGTACCCAGCATCCACACCAAGCACCACATCCTGCCCATCGAGCAGCGGAGCAGCGTCAGGATCGGCGCACGCATCCCACATCTCCGGTGGCACACCCTCACCACCCGCATCCTTCACAGCATCGTTCATGTAGTACACCCGAAACCGCGCCTCGCTCTTGCCCGGCTTCGGCGGAGCTTCATCCGCAATCAACTGCTCCACATCGATGACGCTCAACGGATTACACATCCGCACCGCATGCGCGTCGAGATGATCCACCTCCACATCACGCGGCACACCCCACCGAACCATGATCTGACGCCCCACACGAAAAACCTGCAAATAATCGTGGATCGTCTCGACCGATCCCACACCCGACTCAACCGCGTCACGAAAACCAATCTGCAACTCCTCAAGCGGACCCGCGCGCACCATCCCCTCAGTAGTCACGTCAATAGCAATCGGCTGCTTACGCTTATGCATCGACTCGATAAACGTGCTACGCAACTCGCCGTTCGGATGAACGTGCAACTCGTCGTTCAACAACGCATGCACCTTCTTACCCT